TGAACACATGATTCCTATTCCTGGGAAAGATCTTGCTATCGTTAGTATTCCTTCAGGAGGTATTTTCTCTGATATTATACATTTGTTCCCCGATACAATTTCTGCCAGTGGATCTTCTACTTTTATGTTTCGTGAGTCTTCAGGTCGTTTGCGTAGTGATTCTATGTGGATAACATATACAAAGGATTCCGAATCTGGGGGTCCAGGTTACACTTATAATTGTCCATATAACACTTTTACAGGACTTTGTATGGCTGTAGCTGTGGCCAATTTCAAGTCGTCGTGTATTGCGGGTGTTCATTTGCGAGGCGTTAGTAATACGCCAGCAGGAAAGGCTCTAACTATCACTCAGGGAGAGTTACGTCACGCCCTTCATACCGCCCACAAGAAATGGGTTGGTGCCTTCCCTTCACATAGTAATGGTACATTTCCCACTATAAGATATGACACTCAGGTTTTGACATCTCAAGAGATTCATCCAAAATCTCCTATCAATTTCCTTCCGGAAGGTAGTAATATCGAATACTTGGGACAAGGCGGTCAGCGTGTTTCTATGACTCATAGTAGTGTTAAACAAACTCCTATTTCTGAACATGTTACTAATATTACAGGTGTTCCAAATGAGCATGGACCGCCAAGTTTCCATAGGTGGAAGATGTGGCAAGAATCTTTGGTCTATTCTGCAAATCCAGGTGCTGGCGTTGAACCTAGTTTGATTGCTCGTGCCTATACTGATTATACTAATGGACTAATTGACACGTTTATGAGTAAACCGTTCGCACAAATGACCCGAAATGAGTTGAAACCTCTGGACGAACTGGAAACTCTCTGCGGTCGTGATGGTGCTCGTTTTATCGATCAAATGCAGAAGGGTACATCCAAGGGTTTTCCGTTGAGTGGACCAAAAAGTGATATGATCACTCTGTTAGATCCATTGGACTACCCTAGTCATTCATGCCCTGCAGTTTGTGATAAACTCATTTTGGATGAAACTGAGGCTATGCGTGCTAAACTCAAAAAAGGGGAACGGTGTTACTCCATTTTCAAAGCTTGTGTCAAGGATGAGCCAACTAAGATTGGTAAGACTAAAGTGAGAGTTTTTCAGGCTGCTGATTGGGCTACTCAAATGCTGGTTCGACAGTACTTTTTACCTATAGCGCGTTTATTATCCCTATTCCCAGTAGTTTCTCTGTGCGGTTGGGATCAATGC